TCCTTGTGGAGATAAGTTATCTGTATCATATTCTTTTTTATCAAAATTAAATTTCATAATATTTTAACCAAATACCATAGCTAATACGGTTGCAGTTCCTTTATTTGTAAAGTTTGAATCATTATTAAAACCAGATAAAGCTATATTTGCTTTTGTAAGTTTTTTCTGTGCATTGCCAGAATCAACTACAACAAAGAAATCACCATCTGCATCAGATGTTGAAGTAGTTAATTCTGATAAATCTACATTTAATGTAACAGTACCAGAAGTTCCGCCACCGTCTAATAATGTACCTGCTGTAACACCTGTAATATCTCCAACATTTGTAGTATATCCAGCGTCATTATTAAAACCTGAGTTATTAATACTGCCCTTTGTTATTTTAGTTTGAGCTCCTGCAGAATTTATCACTGCAAAAAAATCAGCATTGTCGTCATTTGAAGTTGTAGTTAACAAATCTAAATCTATTCTAGCAATTGGAACCGTTCCACTTGCTAAATCTGACGCGTCTAAATTTGTTAAGTTTGCACCACTGATAGCTGGAAGAGTTGCGGGAAATCTTGCATCAGGAACAGTTCCTGAAGATAAGTTATCTGCATTTAAAGAAGATCCATCAATGAATCCACTGTCATTATTAAATCCTGAAATATTAATATTGCCTTTTGTAAGTTTTTTTTGTGCATTTGCTGAATCTACAACAGCAAAAAAATCACCATCCGCGTCTGATGTAGATGTAGTTAATTCTGATAAATCTACATTTAATGTAACAGTTCCTGAAGTTCCACCACCATCTAGTAATGTACCTGCTGTAACACCAGTGATGTCTCCAACATTTGTTGTATAACCAGCATCATTATTGAAACCTGAGATATTAATATTTGCTTTTGTAAGTTTTTTCTGTGCATTAGCACTATCTACTACAACAAAAAAATCACCGTCAGTATCAGCTGTAGAAGTTGCAAGTTCTGATAAATCTACACTTACTGCATCTGCAGTCACATCAATTAAAGTTCCAGCTCCAACTGCTAATGATCCAGAAGTTGTAACCGTTCCTGTTAATCCATTACCACCTGATACAGAAGTAACTGTACCTGTATTTGTAGTGAATCCACTATCGTTATTAAATCCTGAAATTGCAATATTTGCTTTTGTTAATTTTTTCTGTGCATTAGCGCTATCAACTACTGCAAAGAAATCACCATCTGCATCTGATGTAGATGTAGTTAATTCTGAAAGATCCACATCTATTTGATCGGCTTGAACATCTATTAAGTTTCCAGCTCCAACATTTAATGTAACATCACCTGATGATCCACCACCTGTTAAACCAGAACCTGCTGTAACACCTGTAATATCTCCAGTAGTTGGAGTTTGATATTCTAATGCTGTTCCAGCTCCATTAACGGCAAGAACCTGATTAGCTGTTCCAATTGCAGTTAAACCTGTACCACCTTTTGTTGTAGGTACTGTTGGTAATCTATCTGATGATAAAGTTCCTGAAGATACGTTTGAAGCATTAAGAGCTGTTAAGTTTACTCCACTCGCAGCTGGAAGTGTTGCAGGAAACCTTGCGTCTGGCACTGTGCCACTTGCTAAATCATCTGCATCTAAGTTTGTTAAATTAGCACCACTAATTGCAGGAAGTGTTGCAGGAAACCTTGCATCAGGTACTGTACCTGAAGCTAAATCGTCTGCATCTAAGTTTGTTAAGTTTGCTCCACTAACTGCTGGTAATGTTGCAGGAAACCTTGCATCAGGGACTGTTCCTGAAGCTAAATTATCTGCATTTAAATTTGTTAAATTAGATCCATTGTTTGCAACAATGTTTCCGCTTGAATCTAGTATGACCGCTTTAGATGCAGGAAGAGTACAAAATACATCTTTAGTACCTGCAGAAAAATTTACTGCAGCATCACTATTAGATGATGAAATAATTGTATCTCTAGATAAAGTTCCAGCACCAATAGTCCCAAGACCTACTTCAAATTCAGTAGGAACGTCCTGGTTTTGAATTGCATAATAAGTTGTATTAGTATTACCAATAGCACTTGAAAATGTTTCAAAACCAGCGACAGCTCCACTTAAAGTAAATGTTCCTGTTCCCGTAGTTGTTGATTCTTCTCTGACTCTGTCATTGACAACAAGGGCCATCTAAACTCCTTTTTAGTTTACGATATTCTCAAAATTGCAGCAGTAGTTGTAAAGTCTGGGAATTGAACAGTGAAAGTACCTGATGTTGCAGTTTTATCACCACCAAAATCTAGTGCGCAAACTGCTTTTTTACCATCTGTACTATTATAAATAAGAGCACCCCTTGCTGTTAATGTTACTCCTGTAAATGATAAATCTGCAAAGTCTACGATTGCTACACCTGATGCAACCGATGTTTGTTGGGACTGTAATTGCGAACCTTTAGCTGTATATTGCCCTGAATCAGAAACTTCATTACCTGTCGTATATGATGTAGTTGCTGCGTTAATAGTTGCTTGTGATGTATATAATGCAAGATTAAAAGCGTCTCCGCCTGAATCAAGATCGTGTACGCCGTCTAATAATTCTTTTTTAAATGAATTACATACTGCTTGTGTTATTGCCATAATTTGTCTCCTTTAATATTTTATGGTGACGGTGAAGGCACTTGTATTCGTGGCACACCATCATCAAATTCTGCACGTCTTCTTCTACCCATTTGTTGAAGAGCAAACGCTTGTATCTCTTCATTATACTTGCCTTTGTAGAGATTGTACATATCCATAGGCCCTTTAAGATAAGAAAAAGCTTCTGTAAGTACGCCATGTAACAGTAAAGACTCTTGATATTTTGACAAGTAAGTTGTATTAGAAGAAGTAAATCCAGGAGGGTCAATAATATAATTTAATTGAACCACATATGCTTTATCTGGTGTAGGAGCTACAACAACATTATTGTCATCCCAATTAGCATAATATTTTGGTATACCTGTAGCACCAGAACTATTATATTCTGATATAAAACTTGTATCTCTTTTCTCCATAAAATTACGATCACCTGTTTGATCAGTTGTAGAAAATACTTGTAACGATCTTATAATTAAAAAATCAGCAGGCATAACTAAATATCTTTTATTTGCTGTAAATGAAGATGTTGCGTATTTTCTTGTTTCATCATAATCAACAGCACCTGCAATACCTAATTCTGTATTTCTAATAAATTGAGCAATCAAGGTGTCTGAAAGTACATTTGAATTTACTTCTGTGTAATTTCTTACTTGTGTTAAAAAATTTGAATAACTTATTGCCATTATGATATTACCACTGTTACGTTACCAACTCTTGTTCCAACTTGTCTCTTGTTATTTTCTTCAAGAGGTGATGTAGAAGGTTGCATTCCATCTGATGTAAATTGACCATCCCAATATTGAGGATCTAAATAAACTGTTACTGGTGCAGACCTTTGTGGTCGAGCATTCCATAATGCTTGAGGATCCGCCATGTGTGGCTTTGGATCTAGTTGAGGATGTTTAGCTTCAAACTCAGATGTATGTACCCAAGAACCGTTCCATTCTTTTACCATTTCTCTATAAGGGAAAGCTTGGCCTGATCTATCAGATATTGATTGCGAGTATTTACCTTTTGCGTACGCCATTATGATCCTTGTGGGTAATAAACATTAGGAGTGATATAAACAGATGTTCTCTGGCCATCTTCTTCTAATGCTCTTTTTAATTCATCTTCGTAAAGTAATTTTAATGCTTGTATTCTATCAGGTGCAATCTTCTGTGATAAGTAGAATGCTAATCCAGATACCATACATGGAAAGAATCTAAATGGCATATCTGAAGTATTGGTATATGCACCTACATCTTCAATTCTTGCAAGATAATAATAGAATATATTCGTCACGGCGCTCGTATCAGGGGCCAAATATAAACTTATAGTTGGTGTAATCTGTCTATTCACATAATACTGTGAAGGTGTACCTGATTGTGTTTTATCAGGAATTGCAATGTATTCAGATCTAGA